AGATGCAAGATTCTCTGACTTCCTCCTTCTGTTGCGGAGAGACTTTTGACACAGCCCCCTACGGAGGGTTACACGTGGCGGGCTAGAAGTTGCTATTTAGCTCGATGTTGTAGTAGTGGGGGTTGGTGCCGTCCTGTACGAATTGGTCTTGGGTGACTTCGCACACTAGCCCCGTTACGTTTTTCTCTATGGGGGCTGTCTTGCGCCCCTTGTTGATTGTCCAGGTTAGCTTATTTCTTGCTTCGATGGTTTTTTCATTGCCAAAGTTGTCGTAGACGTGTGCGGTGTGTACGATGACGGGGGTGCCGTTGTTGCTTCCGCCATTGACGATGACTCCGTCTTTGATGTAGCCTTTGGTGGTTACGACTACTTTGTATTGCTTGTCTCGTTCTTCTGCTTTGCGTCTATCCTCTCGTATCTTGTTGTTTATCTCTGTGAGTTCGCTACTAGATGTGCCAAACTTCTCTTTGAGGTCGTTAATGTCTGCCTGCTGGCTGGTTTTGTCCGTGTCGTACTGCTGGAGGAACTCGTTGTGCTTGTTTAGAGCGAGTATGCCATCGTTGTCGATGACTTTCAACCATTTGTAGGTGTCTTCTGTTGGGTGCTTGACGAAGCGGTAGGAGACGCCTTTGTCGGTCTGTGTCTCGCCAATGACGGTGCATAGGTCGTCAGCGTGTCGCTCGGGGTCTTCGTCTTTGCCCCACGGCTGTGTGAGAGCTTTGACAGTCGCTGCCGCTGTGAATTTCAGTGGTGATGGGGTTTTCTCGGCTGTCCAATGGGACACCTCTTTGTTGATGAGTGTCCTTACGTCCTCTAGCTCGGAGGCGGAGGCAAAGGAGGGGAGCTTCTTGTCCAAAGCACTCTTCCAGCTAGAGTAGCCCGTCTTGAAGCTGTTGAATGTTGAGGTGTCGAGCTTCTTTTTGAGCGTTGTCTCAGCGGTGGTTAGGCGTGTGCCGTGGCTGGTGATGTTTCCCTCAGCGGTGTCTAGTCGTTCACCTTGGCTCTTGATGTCTCCCTCAGCGTCACCTACACGCTTGATGAGCTTGTTTGCCCCATCGTCTAGCTCTTTGATTTTGCCCGATGAAGATTCTGTGAGCTTGGTGGTAATTGTTTGGAAGTCCGTGCTACTCTTCCAGTCGGTCGGCTTGAGCGTCCCGTCCTTGAGCTTTTTGCGGATTGACTCGAAGTTGCTGTGGAGTGAGTCGTCGCCCGTGATAGCTCCTGCAAAACTTTCGAGGAAGTCGATGTTACCGAGTATGGTGTCTCGGTCTGTGCTGTCTGTTACGTGGCTCTGCCACTGTAGTACTGTTGCCATAGTATTGTTGGGGTTGTTATTGTCTAATCTCTAACTTCTAATCTCTGCTCTCTAGCGCCTTGATAGCGTTGATGATTTGGTCACGGGGTATCTTGTAGCCCACGGTGCAGGAGGTGATGAAGTCGTCACGGGTGATAGCGACCTCGGCATCTCCTCGGTGTCTGTTAGCCCACTCCTCATCGGCTAGTTCCGTGCGGTCTTTACCCTCGGGGTTGATGCGGTACCACTCGGGAGTGATGAGCTGAGCTGAGCGTAGCAGTACGTCTGTGTAGTCTGTGCCGGTGGGTGTGTGTATGATGCGGCACTGTATGACGTATTTGTCTGAGTCGCTCTTGAGTATAGGCGAGCCAATTGTTTTTGCCTCGATGCTGTACTGCTGGTTGAGCTGACTGAGGGAGCCCGCTACGAGGTCTAGCTCGGCACGGCTGTCTCGGATAGCTGATGCGATGAGGTCTTGGCGGTCTGCTAGTATGCCGTCGGTGTGCTGTATGAGTCGCTCGAGGAGGCTGAGTCGCTCCACCTCGTTGGATAGCTCTATCTCGGGGGTGTAGGGGCGGTCGAGGTATGTGCGCTTGGCGATGATGCGTATGTATGGATCACCGATGGCTATCTGCGGGTCGGTGAGGTGTACGTACTTGCCCACGTCTAGCTTGGTGCCGATGGTGGTCTTGTGGTTGTGGAGGTAGACGGGGTCTATCTCTGCCTTGTAGCTGTAGCGCTGTCTCTGTAGCTGTAGCATATGACGCAGTGCAGCGTCCGTGAGCTTGCGCTGTGCCTCCTTGATGTACTTGTCGGGTAGCTTGATGCCCGTGACGATGTACTGGTCTCCGACCTTGGGGCTGAGGGTGTCGTTGGGGAGTGTCGTGTCGTCCTCCTCCTTGGGGACGATGGCTAGCCTGCTCGTGGCGGTGTAGTGTCGTGCGTCAAATGTGCGCCCCGCAAGGTTGCCCGTCTGAAAGACTACCTGCATCTGCTCGCCAGCGATTTGCTGTGCGGTGTAGTCGAAGTCGCTGTTGACCTCGTAGTGGTCTTTGACCTTGGTGACGCTTTGGATCGTTGAGACGTGCGAGGGGTAGATCTCCTCGTTGACGTATACCGCCTCGGTGTAGAGAGCATCGAAGACGTTGTCGGCTGAGTAGTCGGCTATGCACTGCCCCGTGGGGTCTGTGGCGTAGATCTGTCCATCGAGGTCTGTAGGGTTGCGCTGTATGGCACCCATATCTGTCACCTTGAGGCGCTGCGAGCGCTCCAGGGTCAGTCTGCCTTGTGGCATATTGCGCTTGGTTCCTGTGACGTATAGGCACAAGGGTGGTGCGTCGTCGTCGTGCTTGAGACGCTCTAGTCCGCTGAGTATGCCGTTGTCCTTGCCATAGGCTAGCTTGAGGGCGTTGGTCTTGTCGCCTGCTATGCCTAGGGCAATGGTTGTGCCGTCGATGCTGAGGTCTGTCTCGTAGGTCTCACGTATGAGCTTGAGAGCGTCCCACGCTGATATGCCGTCGTACTTGATGTGCTTGGTCTTGTCGAGACATTTGATTGCTCCACGTGACCACGTGATGCGATAGGGGGTGTACTTAGCATTGAGCGAGTCGATGACTAGCTGTAGATGCTCCGTGGCTGTGGCGGTGTAGTCAAATGTCACTCGCTTGTCCACGGGATTGTCGAGGATTACGTGGCGGGTTAGTCCGATGATAGTCTCGAGGTCTAGCTCTATGGTGTAGAGCTTGCTATGCTCCTTGCGGACGGTCGGCTCCTTGGTGACGTAGTAGGTGACGCCCTTGTAGGTAGTGCGTGCGCCCAGCTGTATCACGGGAGCTGTGGTGCTTGTGAGCGTGGCGGAGAGCCGTGTCGGCTCGTTGACGCGCTCGATGATCGAGGACTGCGCCTCGTCTAGCTCTAGCGTGGCTGTGATGTCGCTCGAGTTGAAGCTGTAGAATGTGAGTGTCATACGAGTGTCAGTGTAAGGTCGTAGATGATGTGGGGCTTGTCCACGATGCTGTACTCACGGATCTTGGATCGTGAGAAGTAGAAGCTGTATGTGCCGTATGGTGTGGTGAGCTGGTTGCGGGTCTCTCTATATAGTAGTGCGTCTAGCATGTCCCGAGCATTGAGTAACTGGTCTGTCGTGTCTCCCTGCAGTAGGATAGGGAGTACGGCATCACGGCTCGCCTCGGGGCTGGTCTCCTTGTAGGCGGTCTTATCCTGCAAAGCTGATCGCCAGCCCTCTAGTGGTGATGCGCCCAATGTGGCGAGCGGTATGCGCTTGGTTGTGATGGTGTACTCCTCGGGGGCTGTCGACTGCTTGAGGTCTGCTGTGGGGTCTGCTGTGGGGTCTGTGGTGGGTATCTTGTCCTGCAGGATCGTGCCACGCAGGGTGTAGATGCTGCCGTCAGGGTATCGGTCACGCTCTTGTACCTCACGGATCTGCACGTCGTATAGTCGGAGGATGCTGACCTGCAGTGTGTCGATGCGCTGGAGGTCGCTGTGGGGTGTACCCGTTGGGAGCCATACGTCTAGCCGTAGCGGTCGGGTGGGTTGTGGCTGGAGCATAGTCTGTACGGCGTCTAGTCGTGGCTCCTCTGCCCAGTTGGTCGTGATCGGCTTGCGGGGCTGTGTGAGCTGGAGGAGGTCGCTCGATCCCGCCAGCATGATCGGTGCTGTGTAGAGGGTACGGCTCCCCGCTCTCAGTGTTACGGTGTCCATCATATCGATATAGCGTTGTCGGTGCAGGCTATGTAGGCGGTACTCTGTGCGTCACGCTCCACGCTGACGACTGCCCAGTTAGTCGCTAGTACGTCCGCCTTGGCTCCGTGTATGAGCGTGACGTTGTATAACTTCGGCTGGTCGGCTGTGATGCGTAGGTGGGTGGCTCCTATGGCAATGAGGCGGGTCGTATCTCCGTCTAGCTCGATGTAACCAGCGTCTAGGTAGATGCGGTGCGCTGCGAGTACGCCCTTGTAGTCCTCGCCTATGAGTCGCCACAAGGACAAGGTCGGCAGTCCCTTGAGGATAAACTCCTCGCCCTGCGGTGTGCGTAGGAGTTGGCAAAGCTCTGTCGGGGTCATATTGGTGCGCAGGAGGTCGCAGGCTCCCGCTAACTTGCATTGGTGGATTGCTTTCTGTAGTGTTGTCATAGCGTTATCTCTTCATCTTGATGCCGTACGTCTCGAAGTCCCGGACTTTTGTGGCGATGGTGGTTGTGGAGGTCTCGATGCGCTGGCGGGTGGCGTTGCCCTCCTTGACCATGCGGGCGACCTCGACCAGCTGATCAAAGGTACTCTGCGCTAAGCTCGTCAGGCGGGCTGTGCCTGCCGCTATGCTGGCGGTGTGGGACTGTATGGCGGTGGCTCGTCCGTTAAGTTCGTCGACGCTGTCTTGGCTGGCGGTGGCTATGCCCTTGCGGTCGCCCGATAGCATGTCCTCCACGTCCTTGCCCATCGTCTTCATCAGAGCCTCGTAGACCTCTTGGAGCTTGCCTGCGTCTGCGCCTATCTTCTGCAGGTCGTCGAGGATCGTCCCCACGTTGGCTAGCATCTCGTCTATGCTTAGCTCTCCGTCCTTGGTCGCTGCCTGCTTGAGCTTGTTGATTGCTTCGGCTATTGGCTTCTCGAGGAACTGCTGAATGAGGAGCTTCTTCACCATGTTGTTGATGATGTCGTTGACCGCTCCCTCGAAAGCTCTCGCAGCGTCCTCGCCCTTGCTAAAGGCGTCGAATAGTGCGTTGCCGAGCTTGTCGGCTAACTGGATAGCATCGCCCCCGAGGAGGTCGCTCAGCATATCGTCGATGTAGCCCGCCATCTTGGCTGTCAGCTCCTGCATCTTGCGGTCGTACTCGTCTAGCTTACCGCTGTCGGGCTTCTTCTTCGATTGCTCCTCCTCTCTCTGCTTGGCTATGAGTGCAACCTGCTTGCCCATAAGGTCTAGCTGTCTGCGTGCCTCTGTGTAGCGGTCGGAGCCGAGAAGCTTGCCCGCCATATAGTCCGCTAGCATATAAGCGTCAGCGAGTTTGCGCCCCGCCTGCTCTGTGCCTGCTGTTATGTCGTTGAGCGTCTGCCACGCCTTAGTCATATCTCCCGTGGCGGCTGCAGCTGCTAGAGCCTTGAGTCGTGCCTCTGCGAGCCACTCGTTGATGCGCTCTAGGGGCTTGCCTGCGCTCTCCTCGAGCTTGTCCCAGCCCCAATGGTCAAGGCGCCACTGAATGTCGGCTATCTTGTCCGCTAGCTCCTCGATGTTTTTGTCGTGGCGCTTATCCTTGCTGAAGAGCTGTGCAACCTTGGTGGCTAGCTGTAAAGCTCCCGATATGATGGTGAGGAGGACGGTGCCACGCTCTGCCATAGCGATAGCCCGCTCTGTGGCGGTGGCGGTGGCGGAGATGCCCCGCTGGGTCATCTCGGCAAACTTACCTATACTGCCGATGATACCGAAGACGGGTGTGGCTAAGCCTGCCACGCCTTGGATAGCATTGGCGAGGCGGTCGCTGAGCGGTCGTATGCTCTCAGCGATGCCGTCTAGCTCGTCCCGTGTGGTTCGTAGCGTCTCGGTGGCTCGGCTCCAGTCGGCAAAGCTCTGTCCCGTGCGCTGCGCTTCTTGGTGTACCTCTCCGAGCTTCTTGAGGAGTTGCTCGACTTGTGTACGGATTACCGCCACGCTCTTGTCGTCCTTGCCCTCTATCTGCGCCTTAGCGAGGAGTAGCTGTACTCGTCTCAGCTCCTCTTCGAGCTGTGCGATGGACATCGTGGCGATGTCGGTCATCCACTGCTGGTAGGTCTCCTGGCGCTCTGCCCACGTCTCATCGATGCGGGCTAGAGCCTCGTCGCTCTGTCGCTTGAGCTCGTCAAGGTTTGCCTTGGTCACGCCCTCACGGAGCGAGCCGTCAGCGTTGTGCAGCTCTCGCTCCTTGTCGGCATACTCCTTGGCGATGCGCTGACGCTCCTGCTGGTAGGACTCAAACTGCTGTAGTCGCTTGCGGAGCGCCTCTGTCTCAGCCTTGACTCCCTGCTCGGTGGCGATGCGGTCGTACTCGGCTAACTGCTCTAGCTGTTGCTTGCTAAGGTCGTCCCGTGTGGTGACTCCCGTGTAGCTGTAGCCCTCCTTAGCTTTGGCGGGGTTCTGTAGCTTCCACTCCTCCTCCCGCTTACGCTGGAGGGTCTCTATCCAGTCCTCCCCCCGTCGCTTGTTCTCTTCCTTAAGCTGTGCGGTGTGGAGGCGGGCTAGCTCTAGCTCCTTTTGAATGGTATCCTCTTGAGCGTCGATGCGAGCTCGTTTGATGGCAAACTCGTTGTCAATAGCTTGGCGAAGCTCCCGCTTGGCGAAGTCTGCCTTGAGGTCGGCTAACTGCTGGAGCCGTCTGCGCTCCTCTGCCTGCTCTGCCTTGCGGTCACGCTTGGGGGCTGTGGTGGTGCGTGGCGAGGTGTTGCCCCCGAGTGCCTCGTAAGCTTTCTTGGCATCGTCCGCCTCCTCCTTTGCTTTGAGGTAGTCCGCTTCGGTGCTTTGGGTACTTTTGATGACCTCTTTCAGCCTCTTATCGGCTTCTTCCCACTCCTGCTTCTTCTCTGCTAATGCCTGCTGGTAGGTCTTGCCCGTGGGTGTCGCCTGCACCTGCTGTATCTTGCCGTTTAGCTTGACCATCTCATCATTGAGTGCGATGGCTTGGCGGAATGCGTTGAAGAGTGCACCGCTAAATCCTCCAGCCTCCTTTTTGGCTAGTCGGACGGCATCGGCTATCTTGCCCTGCTCGATAAGCTGACGTACCTGCAGGGATATTAGATTGGAGTTGGCGTCCATCTGCCACTCGAGAGCGTTCTTTTGCTCGTTGAGGTAGGCGAGCTTCTCCTCCTGCGACATCGCCTCGTACTCGGCTTGTCGCTGTTGCTCCTCATAGACGGCTAGATCCTGCTCTGCTGTGCGGAGGGTCTGCTCTGCTATGGCTAGCTTCTTGCGGGCTTTTTCGACCTCTAAGTCTCCCCCCTTGCGCCACGGTGCGTTGTCGTAAGCCTCGACCACGGCTCGGAGCTTGTTGACCTCTAGCTGTGCCGCCTTTGCCTCTTTCTTAAGTTGCTGGAGGTGGATTAGATCCGTGTTGGTGTTGAGGAGCTTGTCCAGCTCTTTGGTGTCCATTTGGCTAATCTCCTCGATGCTCTTGCCCTTGAGCTGGGGCATCAGTCGTATGAGCTTCTCATACGCCTCGTACCGCTGTCGCTGTGTGGCTGTGTCGTCACGGACTATCTCGAGGTACTCACCGACCGCCTGCTTGTAGTCGTCGATCTCTTTCTTGCCCTGCTCGATCGCCTCGTTGTGCTTGCGTTGCGCTTTCTCGGCTTCCGTCTCAGCTGTGGCGAGCTTGTAGATGCCGTAGGTAGCGCCCACGATAGCCATAGCGAGGAGAACGTATGGGTTGGTGACAGCTGTTACTGCCTTGTTGAGTGCTAGTTGCTTAGCTTTGAGTATGTCTAGTAGTGCTGCCTGCTTGGTCATCCCGTCCATCTTAGCCAGGGCGAGCTGTACTTGCAGTCGCTCCAGTGCTACGACCGTCATCATCACCGCCTTGTAGGTGCCGTAGGTGGCTATGATGCCTGCGAGGACTTTGCCGAGCGTCTCGTAGTTCTCCACGAGCCACTTGACCGACTTGATGGCGCCCGTGATAACGCCCTCGGACTGCTCGCCGATGCTATTGAACATATCCGTGATGGCTCCAGACAAAGCGCCCAGTGCGCCCTTGATAGTGTTGCTCTGCCCGTCCAACATGCCGTAAAATTGCCCGCCCTCGCTGGTGGCGTCAATAAAAGCTTGCTTGACCATCTCGGCACTAATGGCTCCCGCTGACATCTCCTCCTTGAGTTCGCCGATCGACTTGCCCGTCTTGTCCGCCATAACGGCTAGGGGCGAGAAGCCTGCGTTGATCATCTGCAGGAGGTCTTGTCCCATCAGCTTGCCAACGGACTGCATCTGGGAAAAGGAAAGGGTCAGCGCTTGGAACTTCTGAGCGTCACCCATCGAGATGTCGCCTATCGCCTTGAGCATCGGCATCACCTCGTCTGGATTGACATTGAAGCCGAGCATCGTCTGAGCTCCCTTGGCTAGGTCGTCAATCATTAGCGGGGTAGCGGTCGCAAATTCGTTCATCTCGCGCATCAGTGCGGTCGCCTTCTCCTGGCTCCCTAGTAACGTGCGAAAGGAAACCTCGAGCGACTGTATCTCGCTTCGGACGCTCACGAGCTTCTGTACGAACTGGATCGCCTGCTGTGCCGAGAAGGCTATCCCCATTGCCTTGCCTACACCGAGGAGTGCGTCCCGCATGCGGTGGCTCTCCTGCTGTGCGCTCTTGGAGATCTGCTGGAACTTGCCCGTGGCTCTCTGTACGTCTTTGTCGAGCTGTGAGGTGTCGAGGGTTACTCGTGCGGCTATTTCGCCTTGCTTGCCTGTTATCATAGTCTTGCTGGTTCTACAACGGACGCCCTCTGACTAGATACTAGCCGAGCGTCCCTACAAAGGGTTACACGTTGAGTAGTTGTCTGATGCGGTCTGCGTTTGCGGGGTCGTCTGCTCTGAGGTGTAGCGTCCCCGATGTCTCTCCGTCCGTCTTTGGACTATCGTAGTCGGGTATGACGCTGGAGAGGAGTATGAGGTTGGCATAGCTTATCTCGTGAACGACTGCATGCCACGAGAGGCGGTAGGTCTTCATTAGCCCTGCGATGAGGCTCCAGGGGCTGTCGCTTCTGTTGCGGTCTCCACTTTCGTCGCCCTCGTCACTCTTGCCCCGCTGAGGAAAGTGGTAAAAGCGAAAAAATCCCCCAGCTGTAGCGTCTGAAGAATCTCTGCGAAAGCTTGTGTCGCCTCGCTCGGTGTGGCTGTCTTGTAGATGCGGTCGGCTAAGGTGGTGCGGGTGATGCGCTCCCGTAGCTTGCGCCACGTGCGCTGGAGCCTCGTGGGGCGCTCTGTCTCCTCAATGGCTGTGGCGATGATGCGTGCTAGCTGGTAGCTGTGGCGAGCCTCACGGAGGACTCCCTCGGCTAGCTGTGCGGGGTCGATCGTCCCCATCTCTAGCTGTGCTATCTCGCTGGATATGCGGGCGAGGTTGGCAAAGGTGGGTGGTGCTATCTGATAGGTGGCACCCCCGATGACGATGGTCGTGGAGGTGTCGCTGAGAAGGTTGCTGGTCTGTGTCTCGATCATGGCTTGCGCTTGGTGGCTGGGTGTTTGTACTGCGCTAGCTCTTGGCGGAGCGACTCGACCTCCTTGTTGAGGTTGTCCACGCTAAGCTTGAGGGTGTTGTTTTGGCTTATGAGCTTGGCGTTCTCGTCTCGGAGGGCTAGGACGATGTTGTATAGCTTCTCGAGCTTCTCCGCTTGCTGGTCGATGATCTCGTTGGTCTTGTCTAGAGCTTCGGCACGTCTGATAGCGTTCTCGCTGGCGGTCTTCTTGCGCCCTGCCCAGTAGCTCCATATAGTGGCGATAGCTCCTGCGATGGCGGTGAAAATGGGGAGAAATATGGTTTCAAACATAGTGGTGTGTGGTGTTAGTGGTTAATGGGTTAGAGCGATAGGCGAGCGGGGGAAAAGAAACAAGCAAAAGAAAAACCCCGCTCCCTATCGTCTAACCTCTCGCTCTTGTGTTAGCTCCCGCCCCGTGGCTAGTGCTGGAAGCCCCGTATTTGCTTCGATTGACTAGTCGTGTGGGGCGGGTGCTGTGATTATGCGCTGGTGCTTGCCTTGGCGAGCTCGAAGAGGGGGGTGTCGCCACTCTTGACGAAAGTCGCCTTGTTGTGCATCAAGATGCCGCCCTGCGTATCGAAGCTGAAGGTGCTGTGCAGGCTGGCTGTGGGTGCCTTGATGCTCAGTGCCTCCTTGTTGCTCGGGGTGACCGTCAGGTCGGTGATGTTGACGTTAGGCTCTGCGATGCGTGCCTTGTACTTGTCAGCGTTGGCGGGGTGGATGTAGGTGTCCCACTCGAGCGTGTAGGTGTCGCTGTCACGGCGGAGTGCGATGGTCTCGCCCCCCTCGATCTTTGCCTCCTGCGTGCTACCCTCCGCTACGTTGAGCTTGGTGGAGTCCTGCTTAGGCTCCTCCGTCTGGGCTGAACTGCCGATCTTGTAGCCGACGGTGCATTTGCCCCATGTTAGTTCTAGGTTCTGTGCCATAGTGTTCTGTTGTGTTAGGTTAATAGTGTTTGTAATTGATTTTGATGCTGGTGAAGTATTGTCCCGCCTCGTGGTCGTAGAGCGTCTGAGCGGTGTCGGACGGGCTGAAGAGGTACCGCCCCGTGGGAAGGTCGTCGACCCAGTCGGTCGCTAGTCGCTCTATCTGTGCCGTGCGGGCTATGTCCTCTCGTGGCGTGCCGTCACTCGCTGGTATCGGCTCGGTGTAGATGAGGACGGTCACCACACCCTCTTGTACCTCCCCGCTCCTGCCTGCTGTGTAGCGGACGATGATGTCCTCCTTGTGGCTGGCTCGGGGGCGGGTCGTGGCGTGGTAGAGTTTGCCGTTGACAGCTTTACAAAGCTCGCTCTCACGGAGTAGCTTGTAAACGGTCGCCTGCACCTCTCGGCTGGTTACGCTCTTGCGGGTCATCATATCTTGAGTAACTTTTCGGCTAGTACTTTGGCTTCTATCTCGGCTGAGTCTAGTACGTCGTATCCTCGTGCCGATACGTAGGTGGCGTAGTTCATACCTGCACAAACTACGAGTACCGCTTTGCCCTCGGTGGTGCGGGCTAGCGTCTCGGCAAAGGCGGCTCCGTCCTCGTTCTTGCTCTTGAAGCCTGCTCGGGAGATGACCTCTCCGTCTACGGCTATCACGTAGCCCGTGGAGTTGCGCAGGTTGCCCGTGCGGTCGGTGTAGCTACCTTGCTCTCGTGCGATGCGGAGGGCGCCCTCCCCGATGTAGCTGAGGCTGTTGATGAGTCGCTCGACCTTGCGGGCGAGTTGCTCCTCAATGTACTGCTCGATCTCTCCGATCGGTGTAGTGACCTCTATCGGCATAGTAGCTTGTACTGGCTAACGGCTCGTAGGTACTCGGCTGAGATAACTCGTAGCTCCTCGACCTGCCCGCTCCTCGTGTCGGTGATGCGTACCTCGTCCGCCTCCTTGTAGTGGCGGGCGTGGATTAGCACCTCGTAGCGGGCTATGATGACGGGGGTCTCGGTGGTGCTGGAGAGGACGGTGCGGTCGTACTGCAGTGGCACGACTTGGCACGGCACCGCTGGCGACCACTGGGTGGTCTGCTGTATGGGGTAGCCGTTCTCGTCGTACTCCCGTCCGTCTCTAGCTCTGTACTCGAGCTTGCCACTCGTGATGATCATAGTCGGTCGCCCTTGTAGCCGTAACGTGGATGCTCCTCGAGGACGCTCTCTGGCTCGCCCGCCTCACGGTACAACTCGTTGGCACGTCTGCGATAGTACTCCCGTATGTTGTCCGATAGGCTGTAGCTCTGCCCGCCCTGCGATATGTCGGGGGCGGTGGAGAGCCAGCGATAGACATCTGCCGTGGTGAGGCATAGGAGCTGGTCATCGTCGATGGTGTCCGTGTCGTAGGAGGCTCCCCGCTTACTGAGGATGCTCTGGAGAGCTTCCTCAGATAGGGGGTAGTTCGATAGACCTCGGAGGTAGTCGCTCAGCGTCATCTCTCAGTGCTTACTTCTGCGTGAGTAGATAGATAGCGTCAGCACCGTCGATGACGGGGAGACATAGTGCCTGCCCTGCCGTGAACTCCTCTACGGGGTCGTTGGTGCTGTACTTAGAGATGAGCGTGTAGTCGCCTGCCTTTTGGTAGACCACGCCTGCGACTGGGTTCGTCTCCTCGACAAGCGTACCGTAGACGAGTCTGCCGACCTTGTCCGTTGGGGTGAAGACGATGTTGCCCTCTGTCCAAGCGTTGGCGGGCTTCTTGTTGCCGTCTAGCCCCTCGATGCGGTACTTGCTCTCTACGATGTGCCACTCAGCGCCGTACTCGTCCTTGAGCGCCTCGAGGAAGGTAGCACGGGGTGGGACGGCTAGTAGCGTCTTGTCCGTAACTACGTGACCGCTGTAGCTGGCACCGAGCATCTTGCCCTCCTCGCTCGACCTTAGCTCGTTGAAGGTCTTGGTGTCCACGTAGACGTGAGCGATCGGGTTGCTGTCGGCATTGGCTTTGTCAAAGACTGCCGTGATGTCGCTGAGGGGCGTTGCGCCTGCACCGCTCCACGCTTTCTTGGCTTTGACTTTGTTCTCGTCACGATAGCCGAAGGATGCACGGATGCCCGTCCCCTGGTTGTCCTCGTCCGTGACTAGGACGACGCCCGAGCTGAGTCCCTGGAGGAACATAATCTCGTTTCTAACGTCAATAGCTTTGATAGCTCGTACGGTGTCGTCGAGGAGCTTGCTGGCGATGGTCGCCTCGTTGGTGCCTCGTGCGACCATTACGTTGAGGTCGCTGATCTCGCTCTCGCTCTTGCGGTACTTGAGACCGAGCTTGGGGAGCTTGCCCGTAGCTACTCGTAGCGTGGCACGGCTCTTGAGGGGTAGCGAGCTGTCGAGCGATACGACATCGGCTGCGACTACGCTATTGTTCAGCGTGCTGGCACCCCAATTAAGGTCGGGCGAGTACTCGTTGGTGAGCATCGTCTTGTGTAGGAGCGTGGGTGGGGTGGTGGCTCCGTTCTCGGTCTCTACGACCTTGCCGACAACGCCTGCGAGGTACTTGTCGACCAACTCTTTAAATAGTGATTCTTGCATAGTGTTAGGTGTTTTGTGTTAGTGGTTCATCTCTTGTCGGTGAAGAGGAACTCTATGTGGGGGAGTCCCTTGATGATTGCATCGTCGATGGGGAAAGGCGTGCAGGCTCCGTTGACCTGCCCAGCGGTGACGATAGCACCACGTGGGTCTTGGCGCATGATAGCCGTGCGGAGTACTCCTACGTAGCTCTCGCCCTCGGTGAGCGTGGCGAACTTACCGCCCGATACTCCGAGGAGGATGTACTCGCCTGCTTTCCTGATGACGATGTGACCTGCTGAGATAACGTCGTACTCAGCTGGGATACGGGACGCATCTAGTGAGCGTCCCCCAGGAATGTCGGTGAGGCACTTGATGATGCAGATGCCGTCTTTACCGCTTCCGTAGACCTTGGTGGTCTGATTCAGTGTTGATTCTGCCATAGTGATTAGGTGTTAGTTGGTTATTGGTTATAGATTGAGTCGTCTGAGGACTTCGTCCGTCTCTTTGTCGCTCGCCTTGCCGTCGGTCGGCTTGCTGGCGGTGGGTCGGCTGAAGACTGCACCACGTGCTTTGTCGGCTGTGGCTAGCTCGTTGACCTCTTTCTTGATGGTCTCGGTGAGCTGTGTGTACTCCTCGTCGGTGAGCGTCGCAAAGGGGGGGCGTCTGTAGACCGCCTTGAGCGTTTCGCTTAGTGGAGCTATGATGCGCTCGACCTCTGCTGTGCGTCTCTCGGTGGTGCGCTGGCTCTCGATCGCGTCTAGCCGTGCCTGCAGGGCGGTGACCTGCGCCTTGAGCTCTTCGGTGGTGTCGGCTGGCTTGCTGGTAGCCTCTGCCTGCTGTGGCTGGGGCTTGCTCTGTGGTAGCTTGCCGTCGCTGATGAATGCCGACTTCGCTGGCTCTTGGCTGTTAGCCGTTGGCTGTTGGCTCGTCTGCTGTTCCGTCTGCTCGGGCTGTGGTGTCGTCGCCTGCTGTGTGGTCTCTGCGGGCTGGCTGGTCGTCTCTTGAGTCGCCTCGCCTGCCTGCTGTGTTGTCTGTGTTGTCTGTGTTGTCTGTGTCATTGTTGTTTTATTGTTCTGGTGCAAAGATAAGTGCGGTGTGCGTCCGCTCCAAGGAAATCGCACAAATGTTGATAACTTCTTGATTTCGTTTGTCTAGCGTTGTCTTTCGTTTGTCACTCTTATGTCGGGGTCGCTCCGTTGAGCTGTCGGATAATCTCCTGCTCTCTGTCGGATAGCTCCCAGCATGTGGGTGGCTCCTTGGGTGGCTCCTTGGGTGCGCTCTGTAGTATCTTGGCGACTCGGTCGCTGACGATGACGCCCGAGCCGTAGAGCCCTTTGCCGACCTTGCGCTGGCTGTCCAATGCTCTCGTGAAGTGTACCTCCTCTCGTGGAACTCGTAGGCTTACGCCTCGGGTGATGTACTTGTTAAGCGTGGCACCCGTGACCACGTTTGGTGGGTACTCGTATCGTGGCTGTGCGTTTGGAGCTTTCGCCGCCTGCTGTGCTTCCTTGACCCTGCGGGCTAGCTCGGGGGCTAGTATGAGCGCCGTGTCTCCGAAGAGATTGGAGACGTAGCTGGTGCTTACGACTGCCCCATTGTGGTAGGTAATGGCGCAGTTGGCGACTATATAGGAGAGTCGCTCGCTCGCTCCGCTTAGTAGGGTAAGGGCTGGCGCAAAGAGGAAAAACGGCACGCCTCGGTCTAGGTAGAAGCGCTTGATCTCTGCGAGTATGCTGAAGGGCGGGTTGTCTATCCCGACTGCTCCCGTGTAGTCCTCCGCTTTGTAGTCTCCTCCTGGATAAAAGGGGCGGACGATGCGAAGCTCTCTAATCTGTGGCACCTCCTCCAGCACCCACTGCTTGATGACCTCGTACACTTCGGGCGGTGTGTAGCAGTCGTCTGTGGTCTTCTTTGGCTTGAATTTGTCCACGAAGAGCTTGTACTGCATCGGCTCCCCCGCTGTGTCGGGCTGTATGTTGCGAGGGTTGGCTGGTAGCCCGTCTATCTGCCCTTTGTTCTCCTCGAGCTGTGCGATGGGTAGCTCGGTGTAGTGCGGTGCATTGTTGTCGTTCATAGTGTTGTTGCTTATTAGTTCGTATCTTTGAGGTGTTTAATCAATAATGTGTTTCACTTATGAGCAAAAAATCAAGTTCCTCTTCTAAAAGTACTGCAACGAAGACCAGCTATCGAAGTGCTGTGTCTGGCAGGTACGTGACTAAAGAGTTCGCTAAGTCCCATCCGAAGACAACTGTCAAGGAGACGGACAAGGCGTAATGCTTAGCTGGCGCATCACCTCTCTAGCTATATACTCTAGCAGGTAGGTGTATGCTTCTTCGGTGTCCTCCGTGTGGGGTATGCCGACCTCTCGGAGGATGAAGTTCGTGGCGTGGCTCAGCTCATGAATGAGTAGAGCCACGCTTCTTGGGTCTCGTGGTTGCGATGCGAGGTATATGGTTACCGTGCGCCCCGAGGTCGTGACTGTTAACCCCTCGGTGTTCGGGGCGACCTCCTCGATGACCTCTCTAGCTGTCGCCTTGTCTGAGTTCCGCTTGACGGCTTTGTATAGCCCCTTGCGGTCTCCCCAATAGATGAGTACGGCTGTCTTGTAGATTGGTATCTGTATGACTATCTCGTTCATTTGGTTATTGTGAAGTTAGTTTGTATCTTTGCAGTGGAGTTCATCGCCTTTGGCGGTCTTCTTCACCCGAGACGATAGCGGTTTCAGTCCGAAGTCTCAAAAGCATACAGCCTCTACTTAATCAGTGGGGGCTGTTCTTTTATAATTCTCCCTTCAGGATTTTTCTATACCTCCCTGACATTAGGCTCCTTCTAGTCAGCTCGTAGACATTCCCGTTTTTATTGATGAGGATAATGGACCCTATTGTTCCCTTTCTTTTGCACTCTTCGACTGCATCTCTTATAGTGCCTAAATCGCCTTTCTCCATTTTCAAAACGACATAATTAGCCTGCTCAAATCCTCCCATTAACTGCTTTGCAAGAGTATTGCTATTCGTTGTCGCACTGTATTTGAAGTCTGCTAGATGCCAGTTTTTCTTCCCGATCTTCAACAGAGCGTCTGAACAACTCGTCTCGTCCATCTCGGGCAGGAAAGATACTGATATGCCACTTTGGTTGAGGTCTCGTGCCATTTGCTTTGTTTCCGCCCATACGGGGCTTCTCTTGCCCTTGTGATTGGGGAAGATTGTGGTCTTGGCTGTCTGCGTTTGGTAGAGGACGCTGGCTCGCTCATCGTTGAGAATGCTCTCGAAGATTGCGTTCTTCGCCTTGCGGTCTTTCGCCATACGTACCACTTCAATGATCATAGGCGAAAACGGCTCAAAGGTGCCGTATAGGTTATGCTCAAACGGCTTTGTCGCTTCTTGTAGCTTGTCCCGTACGTCCTTGAAGTTGCTCGGGGCTTGCTGTGGTGTTGCGCTCTTCTCCTTGGGTAAGCCTTTGAAAGCCCCTTTGTATGGTGTCGGTGCCTTGCTGGTGAATGTCGGTGTGAGGGTGCCGTCCTTGCCTACCTCGTAGTTGTCACGAACGAAGTAGGGGAGCGTGCCTGCTTTGCTAGAGCGTGCGATGCGGTCGCTGTTGTTGGCGAGGTGGTCGGTGAAGTTCTTCGGAGGCTCAGTCACTTGTCCAGTGGCTGGTATGCGCTCGCCTCGGAGGAGTGCCTCTTGCCTCGCTTGGAAGCTGTCGATGTCCTCCATAATCGGCACGGCATGGCACCTGCAGTGGGGGTGCCAGCCGACAAACTCGAACTCCTTGGGGTACTTGCCCGCCAGCTCCACGCAAATGGGGCAGACGTTGGGGTTAGTCCCCGAGACCTGCACCTCGTAGCCGAGGACGAAGTCTAGCTGTCGCCATCGCTCGTTGTCCGCCTTGTGGTACGCCATATTCGTTTCGGTCACGGCTAGCCTGCGGGCGTTCTTGTAGCTACTGCGGTAGACTCCCGCCCCTGGGTGGAACTCTTTGGCACGCTTGGATAGCTGGAGCTGTCCGTGTTCGTCCCGTACTCGTCTGAATAGCTTGTCGGGGTGCTTGAGGTACTGCTTGAGGTCGGTCGCTAGGCGGTTAGCTGGTGTGCCGTCACGGAGGGCGATGTCCATAGCGGTCTCGACCTCCTTCTCGAACGTGTCGGTGATGTTCCAAACTCGCTGGGACAAATCTAGCCCCCCGACCTTGCGCTGGGCGAAGCCTGCGACCGCTTGGCTCCTCTGCTGTGCGACTGCTACGCCATAGCGTGAGGCGATGTCGGTCGCCTTGCTGGCTGAGAGGTTGTCCTCCCACGCTAGCCCCTTGGTGATAACGACCTCGACCGACTGGCGGAACTCCTCAAAGATGCCGTCAATAACCTGCTGTACATCGGGGTAGTCGGCGAAACTGAACGGCTGGTCTCCGAGGGGCTTGTCAAGGAAGATGCCGTAACTCGCCAGCCTCTTGAGCGTCTTGTCAAAGAGCTGGTCTATGCGCCTATCCATAGCGGAGAGGTGCTTGAGGTGCTGGCGGTCGTACTGCTTGGGGGTCATTGGTTGGCTGTTGGCTGTAGGTAGGTGCGTATGATCGTGACGAACTGCTCGAAGGATCGGCAAAGCTCGTAGCGGTAGCCCTCCCGTGTGACTGCCTGCTCGAAAGCTCGCTGGCTGTCTGCTTGCCGTCCTTTGTCTGTCTTCATCTCGATGTATAGTCCGTGGTGGTCTCCCATCGCCTTAGCTACGAAGAGGTCGGCAACACCTGCCAGCACTCCCTCCGCTTTGAGGATTGCTCCCGTGACGGCATTGCGTTTGCCCCCATTGGGGACAGCGTAGATGATGAGGTCGGGGTATTGGTAGCGTACCCACTTGATGCACGCCTGCTGGAGTCGGCTCTCTTGGTTGCTCATCGTAGTACTCTTATCAGCTTGTAGATTGCTATTGCTCCCGCTCCTACGAGGACGATGACACCGATGGCTGTGAGCCACCTGCGCCACCACGGCTGTCGCTCGGGGGCTGGCTGTGCGAGGAGCTGGGGCGGTAGCAGGATCGTGTCGACCTTGACGAGCGTGTCCGTGGCGGTCTTGTAGCGTGTGCGCCACTTGACGACCTCCACGAGTACCGTGTCGCCTCTCTCAGCGATGCGGACGGTGTCGCTGTAGTGGACGCTGTCCACCTTGACCTTGACACGCTCCGTCTCGATATAGTGATTGACGGGTATGTAGCGTGGGGCGCAACCCGCAAACATTGCAAATAGTGCAACGGTTGCGAGTAGAGTTGTTGCGTATTTTGCAATTACTGCGCAGTAGCTCATAGCATCGATAGTCCTTTGTCTAGTGCCTCCAGCTGGCTGGCTGTTGGGCGCAATCCGTTTTCAACGATGTGCATGGCGATGATGGTCTTGCGGAGTAGCTTCTTGTCGTGGATGAGGTCTAGGTGTGTCTCTCCGTCTATCATCTTGCCTGCGTACGTGGATAGCTCACGGGCGACTCGTGCCACGTACGCTTTGGTGTTATTCTCTTTGGCTGGCGCCCAGCGTGCGATTAGCCCGTTAAGGTTGTAAAGTTTGTGGAGCCGTTGGTAGTTTTGGAGGAGCTTGCCTGCGGCTCGATAGCCGTAGGTGAGGTTGACGAATTGGAAGAAGGCTGGGTCTCGCTGTGTGGGGCTAAGTCCGAGCCACTTGTCGGTACTCCTCCTAATGTTGAGTGGGTTATTATTGCGTAGTCCTCTTGGCATAGTGCTGTGGGGTTATTGGTTGTTACTCCGCTATCTCGTAAGCGCTCAGCGTACTCTCCTGCTGGATCTCCTCGAGCGTGTCGCTGGCGTTGGTACTCCAGCCGAGTTGCTCAATGCTCTCACGGTGCGAGATGAGGGGCTTGTTGCCGTTGGCTGCTAGTAGCTCGGTGATCGTGTCTCGTTGCTCCGTGATCTGGTAGGGTGTGATGACGACCTCCACGGGGAGAGCCTCGATAGCGTCTGCTAGGTTGGGGCGGAGCATGGCGAGGAATGCCTTGACGACGCTGACCTCTCGGTCGTAAAACTCTAGCAGTCGCCCGCTCTCCTCTGTGACCTTGAGCTGTGCGTCAATGAATAGTTGCTTGCGACTCTCGCCACTCATCGGTGTGGACTTCATACTCTCATAGCTCCAGTCGGGGAGTTGGAGCTGAGTGAAGAATGATTGGCGAAGCTCTGCGATGTAAAACTTGAGCGAGTCGATCGCTTGGCTCCACGTGAGGTAGCCTGCGGTGCTACCCTTGGGGTATTGGACGACCGCTCTGTACTCCTTGTTTTCGCTCTTCTCGTCTCCGAAGTAGACCTCCTCGTCTGCAAAGACTGCAAAGATCGGCTTGGAATTCTTCCGCAGGTAATTGCCATTGCGACTGAGCGCCCACTCCATCTCGTAGACCAGTCTACTCGTGTCCTCCCAGATCGGTGTGGGGCGCATGCAGTAGATGGCGGGTATCTTGCCGAGCTTGATCGGCTCCTCCTTGGCTACCTGCCAGCCCCCCTTGCCCTCTCGATAGGTGATGTGCTTGTCTCGTGTGTAGGTGTCAAGGTAGCGGACATCGTCCCTGTCCTCGGTGCGTGTCGTCTCGATGCTGAGGGCTATGAGGTCGCCCTCTGAGAATAGCGGGTAGAGCTGGGCGCCCTCTCGTGGGCTGTAGGTCTGGCATCGGATCTTGTAGTCGCTGTCGAAGCCGTAGAGGTTGTTTGACTCCTCGGTCGGGTACCATAGGGTGAGGATCTCGCAACCGCTGAAGAGAGCGTTGCACCGCTCGATGTTGACCGAGTCGATGCGGTTGCGCTGGAAGATAGCCTCGAGGCACTCGCTCGCCTCTCGTTGCTTGTCGTCCTCGGGGCTGTAGATGCGCTTGATGGGGATACCGCATACTAGCTCTGACATACGCTTGGTGGCTAGTTGCTGGTAGTTGAGCGTGATGCGTGTAACCTCCTCGATGTGTCCGTCGGGGGTGACCTTGTCGGGGTACTTGCTCTTGTTGGTCACGGGGTGCTGTGCTGGGTCGTACTCCTTGACGAGGTCGCTCCACGCTGGCGGGGTGAAGGCTTTGCTCTTGAGCTTCTTGACCGCATCAGCAGGTGCGAGCTGTAGTATTTCTGCGATGTTTTCCATTGCGTTTGGGGTTGGATAGGTTGATGACTTTGTTGCGAAGGGTGGCTAGAGGCTCCCACGTTGTGGCGTAGAGGGTGTAGCTCTCGTAAGCGTGGATAACTGTGGCGTGCGACCTCTTGAGAGCTTTGCCGACAGCTGTGTAGCTGGCTCCCAGCTCGACTGCTATGTAGGCGAAGAGCGCACGATAGGCGACAAACTCGACCTTGCGGGAGCGTGTCGTGTAGTAGCTCCGTGGCTTGCCCGTGGCACGCTGGATTATGTCCGTGGCACGCTCGATAGCTTGCTGGCTGGTGGCTTGCTGTCGCTCGCTGTACTTGGCGAGCCTTTGTGGCTGACTCATACTATTTGCGCTAGCTTTCTGAGGTTAATGGGCTTCTTCTCTCCGCCCATCCACTCCGTCATGCAGACGTAGCGGGTGGCGTCGATGGCGTGGTTGTAAGCGTCTATCGGGGTGTTGAGGAGCTTGCCCTCCTTGTCCTGCGAGTAGACGTAGTTGTGTAGCTCCTTGAGGACGTTGGTGCTGTGGGCGGTGACTCGTAGGGGGTGCTGAAGCATCCACGCTATGCCCGCCTCGATACTGCCTGCGTACTTGCGGACGGGGTAAATGTTGATACCCGCCCGATAGATCTCCTCAATGAGGCGTGGGTCGGCACTCTCGCTGACGACCTTGGTGCGGGGGTAGCCTTTGAGAACCTTGATGATGTCCTGCTGGAGCATCTCTGTGCGATAGCAGACCTCGCTGATGTAGAGTGCCTCCTTGTCGTAGGCGACCTCGACAATGGCTGTCGGATCGTTCGTGAAGCCAAAGTCGATGCCGAGGACGGTGCGCTTGATGTGTGCTGGGAAAGCGTCTATCGTGGTCACGTTGGTAAAGACTAAGCCCTCGATCTGCGCCATCTTGCCCTCTCCGAAGATCTGCCAAAGGCTGAAATTCTTGTGCTGTAAGCTCTCGATCTCGTCTATGACCGTTTGCTCGAGGAAGGGGTTGTCCTTGTACGTGCTGACGAAGTGGTAGGTGCGTGGGTCTCTGTTGAGGTCTTTAGCGATCCAATGCTCCTCGGAGAATGAGGGGTTGTAGTCCACGATGGTGAGCCGTGTCGTACGCATCTTCAGTTGCTGGAATTGGAGCGATGTTAGCTCGTTAGCCTCGTTCACAAAGAGTATGTCCCGCTTACGACCACGGAGCCGCTGCTCGTCCGATGCCGAGAAGAACTCGATCGTGCTACGGGTGCGGAACCAATAGACCAAGTCGGTCTTGTTGAAGTGTCGCTCGTTGTAGACTCCGAGCTGGCGCATAATGGACTCGAAGTCCTCCAGCACCGACCCCTTGAGGGCTGGGAGGGTGGCTCGAACCACGCTGATCTTGATACTGGGCACTCGTAGAGCGTAGAGTATGAGCCATATCATGACGTTGTAGGTCTTGCCCGATCGTGCCGACCCTTGGAGGGAGATAGCTGTGTACCCCTCTCGTACCGCTGTGTCTAGTCGGGTGTATATGTCGGTGGTCTGTATGGTCTGCACGGTGATGTTGTGGTCTTACTGCTTGATGCTGTAGGTGATGCCTTGGAGTAGTCGCTTCATCTCGGGCTTGGGGAGGAATGAGACGCCCTCTAGCTCGATGTCGCTGGTGGTTAGCTCCGTGGGGTCGCTGGTGCCACGGGAGCGGAAGTTAGCCTTGAATGTGCCGAGGCGGTCAAGCTCCACGATGTCGCCGTTGCGGAGGGCTCGTGCTATGAGCGTGGTGAGCGTGATGAGGACGTTGTAGACGTCTCCCTCGGATAGGCTGGTCATCTGCTCTATCTGCTCGGTGAGCTGTGCGGTGGTGATGCGACTGCGGTAGCTCGGCTGGAGGTAGTAGATGCGCTCCGTGGGGGACTCTCCTCTGAGGTCTCTGCGGTTGGCGATGGTTAGCTCTATAGGGGGCATAAATTTTCTGGTCAGAATTTCTAGCTTTTCTGGTCAGACTTTTCTGATTTTCTGGTCAGACTTTTTTCTTCGGTCCCTTGCGTGCCGTCTTGCGGTGCCGTGACGACCTCGACTCTAACGCCTGCGAAGTTGTCGTCCATCGGGCTGTTGCCCCACTTCTCGGGGGCGAGGTTGAGTAGCTCCATCTTAGCCGCCTGAATGTTGGGAGGGTAATGCTTGATCGTCTTGACCTGCTTGGTGATGACGGGTTGTCCATTGGCTCCGACACCGTACTCAATGCGGATGTCGGGGTAGTCGTACCCGCATGCTGCCTTGTGGACGCTCACCTCTACCTCGGACTGCTTGGAGAGGCGGTGCGTCTCCTCCGCCTCCTTTATCATCTTCGCAAACTCGGGGATTTTCCTCTTCCACTCGTAGAAGGTACTCTCTCTGATGCACGCCCGCTTGCATGCCTGCGTGTACGTCTCGCCTGCCGTGATGCTTGCTCTTATTATCTCAATAATCTCCTTGCGGTACTTCATCTGCTCCTCCTCATTTATCTACAGTAGTCGTTTCGCTATCTACTTTTGTTCTATCTATCTGTATACCACAAAGATACGCAAACGAGGCGAGGTGGCAAAGCTAGAAGGGCGGTGGGGTGCGGAGACTGGCTGTTAGCCGTTGGCTTTTAGCTATTGGCTTTGGCTGGCGCTGGTGCTTGCTCTTGGTCGGGCTGTCTGCCTTGAGCTCGTCCATGAGTGCGTCTTGGATCGTGGACTTGCGGGCGAGGACGCTCAGCACTCGCTGGTCGATGGTGCCGTCGGCTATGAGGTGGTAGATGGTCACTCGCTCCGTCTGCCCTTGACGGGCGAGTCGGGCGTTGAACTGCTCGTATAGCTCGAGACTCCACGTGGGGGTGTACCAGATTATCGTGTGACCGCCTCGCTGGAGGTTGAGTCCGTGACCGATGCTGGCGGGGTGACCGAGGAGGATAGGCACCTCGCCACGATTCCACGCATCAAAGACTCCAGCCTCGTCTATCGTCTTAGCCTGCGGAAGCTCCGCTCTCAATCGTGCCAGCTCGTGCTTGTAGTGGTAGGCGATGATGACGGGCGTGTGGATCTCCTCGAGCATCTCCTTGAGTCGCTCCAGCTTGGCATGTGTGGTGGGGGCTACTGCCCCCTCCTCAGTGTATATGGCTCCCCCCGTCCACTGCTGGAGCTTACCACAGAGTACGCCTGCGTTGCTGGCGGTGATGACCCCGTCAGCTGTCGGGAGGACGTTGTCCCGTTTGAAATCTTGGTACTCCTTGCGCTCCTTGTCCGTCAGTCCGACCGACACGTTGACATAGTTGACGGGCGGTAGGGAGAGGTAGTCCTCGGCTCTCATACTCATACAGATGTCTCCGATGCGCTCGTAGATAGCGTCCGATGCCCACGGCTTGATAATCCACTCATAGACGATATGCCCACGACCTCTGCCTGGTGTGAAGTACGTCTGTCTATACTTGGTTATGTACTCCCCGAGACGCTCGCCCCCGTCAAGGATGTAGAGCTGGCTCCAAATGTCCATCAGCGAGTTAGGCGAGGGGGTACCCGTTAGTCCGATGATGCGGTTGAACCTTGTGCGGAGGTGCTTCATCGCCTTGAACCTCTGCGTCCCGTATGCCTTGAAGCTACTCAGCTCATCGATCACTAAGGTGTCAAAGGGGAAGGGCTTGAGCGGTACCGACAGCACCTTGTCCAGCCACGCCACGTTGTCTCGGTTGATGATGTGTATGTCGGCTGGCGTGCTGAGAGCCTTGAGCCGTTGTGCTGGGGTGCCGAGGATCTTGACGGCTGTCAATCCTTGGAGGTGCTGCCACCTCTCTATCTCGTCCGTCCACGTCCGCTCCGCTACTCGCTTGGGGGCTATCACCAGCACGGAGGAGACGGCTCTCGCCTCCTTGAGCTCTGCGATAGCTGTTAGTGTGCTGACGGTCTTGCCGAGTCCCATCTCCAGAAATAGCGCACAACTCTTGTGCGTCTTGATCCACTCGACCGCCCGCTCTTGGTACTCGTGTAATTGGTTACGCTGTAGCATCTCTCACTGCCTGCTCTAAGGTTATCATATCGTCCACGACGTAGACCGCAAAGCCCCGCTCTCGTAGCTCTTGGTGTCGTATCTCTTGTAGCTTGGTCGGCTTGCGCCCCGTTGTCTTCAGCTCGACCCATAGCGTCTGCCCGTGGGGCATCAAGCACAGGCGGTCGGGGTAGCCTGCCTCGGTGACCGATGCGAATTTAAGACAAAGCCCCCCGTGTGCTTTTATCCGCTCGACCAGCTTTCGCTCTAGGTACTTCTCGCTATACTCTCTCGTTTTACCCATTTCCCTGCGTTTCTAGCTCGTTTCGTTGTTGTCTTGTGTAGTTGTGCCACTCGGAGGTTGTTTTGCGCTCCTTGGTGCCTTTCTATCGTTTTTCTCTCGTGCGTGTATTGTATCCTCTCCGATTCCTCCGTTCCTCCGATTTGTGGATTGGTCGCCTCGCATGCGCACGTATTGAGCGCCTACCCGCTTTACATACCCCAATATTCAATTATCTGTATGTAAATCGCCATTTTCCTCAAACATTTAGAAATACTAATCCACTAATCCAAAGATGGTGTTAAGTAGTTGATGTAGTAAAAATTAGGGTGTGGATTGGTGCTGTGGATTGGTGCTTTTTTGACCAATCCACTGAGCCAAAAATCGTGGATTGGTGGATTACTCTTTTAGGTACCAATCCAATGACCAATCCAATGACCAATCCATAGCTATTTGAATCCATTGCCGAGGTCTTTTTTGAAGATTGTCTGCCGTCCGTACCCTCCGCTGAGTATCGGTCTCTCTTTTGTGGCTGTCCAGCCGTCCAGCTTGCGGAGGAGGCTGTTAGCCTTGCGGGTCTGTACGTTGCCCCGTCCGTTGTCCTCTGCGAAGAACTCGTTGAGTACCTCGACGGCTGATATCTCGATGCGGGGGCATACGCCGTCGACCTTGACGGTGATGAGGTTACCGCCTGCCATCTCCGTGCGGGTGTAGGCTGCACCGCTCTTGCGTGCTTGTATGTAGGCTCGTCGCTCCAGCTTGCTGTACTCCTCCCAGTCGGCTGGGAGCCGTATCTCGAGGAAGGCTTGTAGCTCTCCCAGTAGATCGTTGTCCATATCGTAGTCCCGCTGTCGCTTGGCTAGCTCCTCACCCTCCTCCTTATTAAGGTATAGTCGCTCCTTGCCTGAGTCCCATATGACCTTAGCCTCTGCCCATACCTGCGCCACTTCGCTGGGTGTCAGCTCGCTGAGCTGTGCTTGTGGCTCCCCGCACTGGAGTATCCAAAAGCGTCTGTTGCCACTGCTGTCTCGGAGGAAGTCCCCCTCGTTCGTCGTAGCGAAGAAGACGCAGGTGCGTGGTACCTTGATTTGCTCCCGCCCGTAGGCTGGTCGGTAGGTGTCGCTCTGCTTGGAGACGAAGCTCTTGATCACGTTCATGTCTTGTTTGTAGAAGCCCTCGAGCTCGGGTATCTCGATAATCCACGCTCCTCGGACGCTCTCCTGCATCTTATTGGAGCGTGCGTCCATCGTGAAGCTGTCCATAAAGAGGTCGCCCCCGCCTGCCAGCTTGCGCAGGATTGACGACTTACCGATGCCCTGCGCACCCACGAGGACGGTGATCTGGTCGTACTTGATGCCTGGCTTGTAAGCTCGTGCCACGCAGGCGACAAGGCTCTTGCGGGTAATCATACGGCTGTAGTCGTTGTTCTCGGCTCCGAGATACTTGATGAAAAGGTTGTCCACTCGTGGCGTTCCGTCCCACTGCTCCTGCTCGATAAACTCTTGCACCACGTTGCGTCTGAAGTCGTTGCCCTGCGTGACGGCATCGAGCATCATCGTGAGGTAGTCCTTGCTCCGTAGCTTGTAGGTGCGGTCTATGTAGAGGGCTAGGCAGGCTGTATCAGCGTCTGTCCACGAGGTGCCGTCTGTGCGCTCCCACGGTAGGTCGCCAATGACCCGCTTTTCGCCTCGGAACTCATCGTAAACGACCCGCCCTTTGATAGCGTTGGGGTCGTGCTTGAGGATTAGAGCGTAGTTGGTCAGCGTGTTGGCGATGTTGCCCTTGGCGTCGGGGTCTAGCTCGCTGAGCCAGTCGTCGGTCTCCTCGGGAGTGGTTGTTTCCGAAAAGGAAAAACCCACTTCGTCCCACTCATCCGTGTTAAGCTCGGTGCGGTGAGCGAGGAAGTCTTTCTTGACCTCGGGTATCTCTAGTGCGTACTGCGCCATCGCCTTGAAGCTGGGCAGTCTGTCGGCTCGTGTAGTAGCTGCTGCGCTGTCGTCAAGGTGCGAGAAGTGCGTGAGGCGGTATAAGTCCCACGAGTTGAGGAGTTGCCCGCCTATGGGGTCGCTGTTGTGGTATGAGTAGCAGAAAGTGCCGTTGTCGTAGATGCACATACCGCCCCACGAGGACGATCCTATGTGCGTGTATCTGTTAATGCCCGCTGGCTTGTAGAGGTTAGGGATCATCTGCTCGAGTACGTCGATGCAGTCGTAGGTACGGCACCACGAGCCGACGATGTTGTCCTTAGTGCGAGGATCCTCCATACGTGCCGATGCCCCTCGTGGTGTGGTGCGTGGTCTGCCCACTCGTGGTGCGCCTGCCCACTCAGCTGTGTTGGTGTAGTCCTTGTAGGTTGCCAGCATAGCGTCCACGTCTACTGGCTCCCCGTCCTGCTGGTAGTAGTAGGTCTCAGCGTCCCGAGGTGCAGCTGCCCAATACATCAGCCGTGACGGCTCGCAGGAGGTCATATCTACTATGTCCACGCCCAGCCCCTCCGCCATGCGATGCGCCACCGCTTGATACTCGATGTCGTTGCACGGTCGGGATAGGGGAGCCACCACCCGATAGCGAGGCGCCTCGGGTGTGTGGCTGTGTGTGGAGTAGACGATGAGAGCGTAGTGCGGTGCTATCTTGGTCGGGAGTGCTGTGGCGTGGTCTACGTCTAGCGTCAGGAGCGTGCGCTGCTTGATATTGTCCGCTGTGCGCCTGCCGTCCGCCTTGAGTTCGCCCCCTACGAAGCCCCCCACGTCCTTGATGCGCCCCTGCTCCTCCTTAGAGAGTTGTTGGTACTCTCTAAGGGTGCAGGCTGTGCGTCGGTGCTGGAGTAGCTTCTTGAGTTGGAACCACGTTACGACCTTGTTGTGCCACTCGGTGTCCCGCCTTGACCGCCCTACTGCGATAGTATATGTAGAGTCGGGTGTGACCATTGCTAGAAGGGGAAGTCGTCGTTACTACTCGATTGTGCGTTGGGGTCGAAGCCCGTCTGCAGTGGTTGTTGGCTGTTAGCTGTTGGCTGTTGGCTATTGGCTGGAGCCGTTGCTGTTGGAGCTGTGGCTCCGAGGTGTCCGAACATTGCATCGACTGGCATCTCCTCCCGTGGCTCACGGACTGAGCCCGTCTTGCAGAATCCGAGGAGCCGTGCCGAGACCCCCTTGTGATCCATATAGTCGTAAGCGTTAAGGTATACGACCACCTGCCCTGCGTCCCAGTTGACCACCTCGCCCGTCTCTGCAGGCTCGGCTCCCGTATCGGTGAGCTTGTAGACGTTAGGCTTCTCGGTGTTCTTGGCGGTGAAGTACCACTTGCCCTTGAAAGCCTCTACGGGGTCTCCATTTTTGTCCGTGCGCTCGTCTCCGTCCTTGAGGAATGGTGCGAATGGCTCGGCAGGGTCGGTGTCCGTGAGCTTCTCCTTGGCTACTTGGATAGCCTCTCCGATAGCCTTGAGTGTCGCTTTGTCCTGCTTGTCGATGAGGACGATGCACTGGTACTGGGGCTTCTGCCCCTCGAAGCGTGGCGCCCGTGGTGTGTCAAAGTCTACGTAAGTGATCGGACACTCGCCCGTCCACGCTACTGCGTCCTTGCTCTTTGGTTGAATAGTCATAATGTATTGGATTGAAAATTAGATTAGTGTTGTCTTGATATAGCCTGCACGGGTCGTCTCCGTGCTGTACTCCTTGAAGAGGTCGCTGTGGTCAGCCTTGAAGCGCTTGCTGTCGAAGCGTGTGGAGGTGCTGTCCGCTACGAGGGTTATCTTGATGCGGGGGTTGTCCACGCTCTTGACCCCGTCCTCGACCATCTTAGCTTGTATCGGCTCGAGTGCTTGGAGTCGCTTGCTCTCTAGCTCGCTGAGCGAGTCCTTGAGGATGGCTATCCGCTCCTCGATAGCTACGAGGCAGTCTATGTCGTCCCCGTCAGCTGTCGTGAGCGTCTCGCCCGCCTGCCACGCCTTGATGACCTGCTCGATCTGCTCGGGCGTCTTGCGTGGTACCTCTATGAACTTGCTCTCGGCTCCTCGTAGCCAGATGGCGTAGAGCTTGCCCGCCTTGAGGTCGGGGTTCTGAAGCTCGAACATCTCAGCGTAGAAGGACAACTGCCACGATACGTACTCCGTGTCTAGTCGGTAAGTGGTCTTGATGTCGTAGAGGTTGCCGTCGCTGTCCACGCAGTCTATCTGACTAGCTATGCCCCAGTCGTCACGGCTCACGAGGTACTCGTTGGCGATCATCTCGATATCGTTGCTCACCTTGATTAGCTCGTAGTTGGTCACCTCGGAGACATATTGGTCGTCACCCTCTTGTGGCTCCGAGTGTCTCGTGTCGGTCGCTTGGCACAGCTCGTGAATGCGAGTGCCTCGTGCGGCTGCTCTTGCCAGCACTTCCTCGTCAACGTCCTTGTACTTGCTGGGGAATAGTACTTGGCTGAGTATGGAGGTGACCCCGCTGTATGCCGTGTAGGTGAAGTCCTCCCCGACGAGTAGGTACTCGTGCGCCTCTGGGTCAAAGATGATGGGTGAGGTGGTTAAATCGGTTGCTTTCATTGTCTTTTGCTTGTCTTTGATTGGTTGGAAATAGACATATGTCTTTTGAGTGATAGTCATATGTCTATTGAGTGATAGTCATATGTCTATTTTTGCGTCGCTGGTTGTGCGGTCTCTAGTTTGCTCTTGAGCTGAGCGCAGTAGCCCTTGACCTCGTTACTGTCTCGTAGTGCCTGCGGAAGCTTGCCGAAGGTCTCGACCAGCTCCTGCACCGATTGCGCCTTGGCTAGTGCCGTGCGTATCTCGTCTGAGAATGCTGTTGGCTTTTGGCTGTTAGCTGTTGGCTTAGGCTCGTCCTGCCCCTTGTTGGTAGCGTCAGCGTCCTTGGTGTCGTCGATGGCGAAGAGTCCGTTGAGGGCGTACTTGCGGGCGTATGAGCTGGTCGCTCCCGTTATCTGCGAAGCGTCCATACCCGTGCGCTTGAGCTCCTCACGGGCTAGTGCTGAGTTGCTGATGGAGCTCCCCTCGCTGTCGTAGATGGTTGCGGTGGCACGGACGTAGTACCGTTCACCAATCTGAACGATGTCGTCCGTGATGAGGATAACCAGTCCTCGCTGCTGGAGTAGGGGCTTGACCGCCTCGAGTATGTCCTCGCAACTTCGATAGTTATACTTGCCAAAGGTGTTGCGCTGTCCCTTGGGGGCTTTGAGTTCACTCTGAATCTGAGCGAGCTGGAGTAGTAGTGCGCTGTGCGATCCTTGCTTGATGCTAATTGCTTCCATTGTCTTTATTGTGTTATTGGTTGATATTGCTTGTCTGTGTGATGTGGGTACGATTTTGCGGTATTGGGTACACGTCTGTGGAGACGTGGGTACGATTGAGCCGTATCGGGTACACATGCCTTGCGCTCGGGAGGCTTAGGCTTGCCGACCGTTAGCTTTAGTTTTGCGGGGCGGGAGCTTTAGGGTTGCCAATCACTGCTCCTTCATCTTGTGCATCTCTATCTCGATTATCCTGCCCATCTCTTCTAGCGATTCGATAGATACCGTCCGAGCTATGCTGTAGTAGTCCTCTAATGCCTCGGCGAGGTCTAAGAGCTGACCATTCAGCTCGGTATTGCGGTATAGCTCTTGCAGGGCTTGTAGCCCCTTAGTAGCCGACCGTAGTCCGTAGCAGATGTCTTTGAGGGCATAGTACTGCCTACGTATGTCGGGAGACCCCACTTTCGGTATCTGCCGTGCTATGTTCAGCACTCGCTGTATGTAGCTCTCTTGGTTACGCTTTAAGTCGTCTGTCATCATTGGTCAGTCGTCTATGTCGTCTGTGGTTATTGTCGGGAGCAGTCCCCACTTGTGGAGTGCCTTGCCGACCTTGTAGGTGATGTAGAGTAGCCCTGCGCCTGCGATGCGGGCGAGTAAGCTCCAGCCCCACGCCATTGTCGGGGTATCTGCGTCTAAGTCGTGCAGGAGGAGGATAAACCCAACCCCTGCTAGCAGTGTCAGCCCCAATCCTCGGAGCCAGCTTTCGATGTTATTTAGTCCTTGCAGTGTCATTGTCTTGTCTTACTTGCGTGTATATCCCTTGTTCTTGAGCGTCATATAGGTGACGGCTTTGCTCTCGATCTCCTTGGTGGTCGCTACCCTCGTGCGGGTGAGCCACTCGTCCAGCTCGGACTTCTTAAATCTGAGCGCCTGCCCCAGCTTGTAGTGTGGGATCTCCTTGGCGCTGGTGAGTCGGTAGAGGGTGGATCGTGCGCACCCCGTGTATGTGATCGCCTCCTCGAGGTCTAGCACCTCCTTGCTGGCGATGCCTGCGTACTGCTCGATGCGATCGAGCTGACGCTTGATGTCGTCCATTGTTGTCGTTGCCATGTCGTTACTCTGCTTTTAGGTTACACTGTGGGATGAATTTGTTGATGAAGTAGCTCTGCCCCTTGGGGGTGACTACGGTGGTGACGGTCGTGTGTAGCACGCCATCGGAGTCGGTGCGGACTCCTTTCTTCAGCTCGAAGAGCCCCTGCTCGATGTAGCGCTGGTGTGGTATGTTGCGATACTCACCGCTTTTGCCTAGGTAGCCGTTCTCACGGAGCCACTTGAAGAGTCGCTTTTGCCCCGTCTCGTAGCCGTTTTGCGTTAAGATCTTGGCTAGCTCTCCTATGAGGCAGCAGGTCTTGCTGGCTAGCATAGCATCGGCAAAGGCTACCTTGGGAGCTTGTGCGTCTAGTTGCTCGCTCTTACGCTGGCTCTCGGCTTCTAGTGCCTCCCGTTTGTTGACCTCCTCGAGGAGTGCCTCTAGTGCCTCCTTGTAGCTCCGTGGGAGTGCCTTGGCGACTGCCTCCTGCTCTAGCTCCTCCCAGCGGAGGATCAGCTTGGCTCGGGCTTCGTCGTTGAACTTCGTGGCGATGTAGAGGCACTCGGTCTTCGTTAGGGAGTAGCAGGGTCTCATCTCGCCCTTTGCGTCCTTGTATTCAACCAGCCGAAATTTCGTCCCGTTGACTTTCTCCCATGCTGGCTCCATTGTTCGGATGGCATCTAGTACGTGTGAGTGCCTTTTGCCCGTGACCTCGGCTATCTGTAGGGAGGTCATCGTCTCTTGAATGTGCAGTTCGTTCATCTTGTCTGTTGGTTTAGTTGTCTTTATTCATCTGTCGGTAGTAGGCATCGATAGCCTCCAGGCGTGACAAGAGACGGGGACGTGCATTGCAGTACCCGCTCAGCTCCTCACGGAGCATCAGCTCAAACGCCTTGACGTAGTCTTGCAGACGGGGTGACAACCCCTTGCGCTGTGGTGAAACTTTCACTCGGGCGTATCCACTACGCCCCCGCTCGTTTATAGTCGGAGCTAGACTTTTCTTCTCTGCGTTCGACATTACAGATTTGATTAGGCTTATGACCGCATACAAAAAGGGTGCGGTCTTTCCCTTTGTCGAACACTCACTCAGAGCTGTGGTGCCATTAAGCAACCACAAGGGGGTACCGCACCCAATACGGGGATATGACGGTGCGGTCTGTCCCTTTGCCCTACACTCACGAAGAGCAGTGGCGCCATTAAGCAACCACAAGGGGGTACCGCACCCAATAGGGGTGTACAAACTATGTAGGGGTACAAGAATACCGCCCTTGCGTAGAGCGGCTGTACCGCTCTGAGTTATGTTCGACATCGCAAAGGTACACATATTTTCCATATATGCAAGTCGTTGGGTGGTGATTACTCTCTCGTCAGTGTTACTGCTGTGGTCTCCGTGCATCTGCTGATCGCATTTATCACCGATGCGATCGATACGCCAAATTGCGCCCCGATGTAGGTGTGTATGGCATTATTACTTTTGTCGGGTTGCTCCCGACGCATCGCCTCGTACATCTGACAGATGTCTGCCCATCTCTTGTACTTCTCGTAGTCCCTTGCTGGGATTATTATTGTCTCTCTTGTCTTGCTCATTGCTCTATTGTGTTATTTGGTTTGTCGTTAGTTGGTGTGGTCTAGAGGCTGAACCACCATCTGTAGAACTTCACCCAAAGGATTTCCATTCGCTTCCTGCGAACCTCCAGTAGCACCCTCGGGCTGTCTTGTAGCTCCCTTGGTAAGCTCTTGTAGTAGGCTCGCACCGCTCTGCACGTCTTCAGCTTGCGGATCTCTTCTATCGTGTTGTATGTGTCCATAGTCTTGTTGGTTTGTCGTTGTTGGTTGGTGTTGGTAGTAGCGACGCACGGGGTGGGCGCTTGCATTGCCCTTAGTCCTCACGGACGCCCCCGTGGCGCCTCTCGTGCGTAGTGTCAGAGGCAAAGGTTGTACATAGCTACTGTTGGATGGTGTCTCTGCTCTACGCTGACTACTAGTTGTTACTTGCTTCTAGTCGCTTGATTATCTCCTTGTCCATACGCTTGGCGAAGTCTCTGTAGATCTGCGCCTGCTCTCTGAGCTTGATACATAGCTCTCTGCGTGCTTGCTCTGCCTCTGTGCTGATGTCACAACTAGCTGGTCGCCCTGCTAGTCTGTATGCGCCTATCGTCTCTGCTGTGCTGGTGAGGGTGGCGCAGGCGATAATCGCCTGCTCCTTGAACTCCATCAACCATTCCGTCTTGCGCCAGCTTAGGTCGAAGCTCTCCATCCCCTCTCTGATCTCGTCTAGGTTCATCGTCTTGTCCGTTAGTTGTTATCCTAGGTATCCGTTTATCCTCCTGCGTAGCTCCTCGCAGATGGCGGTCATCTGCTGGTAGGTCTCGATATGCTTGGTCAGCTCGTCCGCCAGCTCTCGTGTCGGCTCGGTGGTTAGGTCGTCCACCTCTTGTAGCTCGTTAGCTAGTCCGTCCGTGTCTAGCTCCCACATCAGCTTGTGCTTTAGGTCGTTCAGCTCGCTCAGCATCGTAGGGAACTCAATCCCCGTGTAATCCCATTTCTGTGTCATAGTCTTGTCCGTTAGTTGTTGTCCTTGTTGAGTCGTGCCGCCAGCTCTCGCTCTATGCACGCTGAGTGCTCCTTGTACATTAGCTCCTCGTCAAAGATTAGGTCGAGGAGCTTTTCTATGGTCTCCCTTATCTCGTCCGATGGCTTTATTTGCCATTTTGCCTTCAGGCAGGCGAATAGCGCATCTTCCATATGCTTGTAGTTTATCGCCATCTCTCGAGCGTCATCGTTCTGGTAGATTAGGTCGTACGCCTCTGCCTTCTTGATATCGTAGCTCTCTAGCTTTGTTCTTAGTTCTTCTTGTGTCAT